GCGGACCGAGGCAGCCTTTCAGGCAAGGTTGGTTAAGCAATACAAAGCGGCCGGCTGGTATGTGATCCGGCTACTGCGCACCTCTGTCGCAGGCCTGCCGGATCTTCTCCTATGCCATCCCGACCGTGGGATCCTGTTCGTCGAAGTCAAGGCCTCCCGCGGGCGCCTGTCACCCATTCAGGAGCACCGAATCCAGGAGCTGAAGGATTTGGGCTTCAGCGTCGAGGTCGTCAAGGATCAAGCGTGTAATGGCACTCACGACGACCGTTGACCAGCTTTCGTGTCTTGGAATATCCCAGCCGCCTCAGAATGTCACCCACCATCATCTGATCCGCCCGGTTCTGCTGCCCCACTGGCTTCTGGATCGCCTCTTTCAGTAGCACTTCCGTCGTCAATGGCCGCCCGGCATTCACTGGCGCTTTGATCCATTCCTGTACTGCCGCCATCCATGGCGACTCCGTCACGTAGTTCTCATTTTCCTCTCTGACCTGCCGCAGCAGATGGACCGGCAGGAAACTGCTCTCGCCCCTCCGGTATGCCTTCACCGCTGCGCACCAGATCGCATCACGCTCACGCTGTAATCCTGCCGTATTGATCTGGTTATCCTCGCTCAAGGTCGTCGGAATGATCCAGAACCTACGGTTGCCTGTGTCATCAACCAGCAGCCCATCGGTCTTGTTGACCGTTGCCACGATGATCCCACGCCGCGGGTGTTCCTCCACTGCTGCCCCATAGGGTGCACGGAACAAGTCCCGTTGGGTGGTGATAAACGCTTTAATCTGTCCCGAATGGCCGCGACTCATGATGTGGTCCAGCTCCGGCCACTCCATGATCCAGCTCCGATGCAACTTCAGCTGTTCATCAGTCAACTTCTGCAGCGTGCTCAACTGATCACTGAAGAATGGCCCACCCAGCACTTGCCAGAAGGCTGACTTACGTGCCCCCTGGACGCCAGCGAGGACGCAGCAGGTGTCGTGCTTGCAGCCTGGCTCCAACGCCCGTCGCACCGCACCGATCAAGGTGGCCTTGATCATCGCGTCATATAAGGTCGGTTCATTCAGGGCCGCATCCTCAGGCCGTAGGTAGGTCGTCGCCAGCTGGTCGATATAGGCCGGTTCTGCCGTGGCTTCAACATGCTCCAGGTACATTCTCACCGGGTCGTATTTGTATTCCTTCGCGATCTCAACCAGGCAATCCTGCGCCATCTGCTTTTTGATCGTGTAGCCCATATCTGCCAACTTCAGGTAGAACCGCTCGATCCCTTCGATCGCCTCGCCGTTCAGCTCAATGGTCTGGTTGAACGTGTTGTACCGCAACGTCTGCCCGTCCGATGCCTTCACCCGCAGCATCGCCAGCAGCAGCCCTGCATCCAGCGCCTTGGGTTCATCACTGGTGCGCCGCCGGATCAGCCCGTCGAACTGTTTGCCCTCGACCGCTTGCGCACCCCTCAGCCATTCCTCCGCCTGCGCCGTGCTCCAGTCCCGCACATCAGCCAGATCCCATCCCTCAGTCGCCTCCGGTGGTGGCCCGACCACCTGCACCCGGCACCCCTGCCCACGCAGCACATCACCCACCGCGGCCATGGCATTCCGGCCGTCCAAGTCGTTGTCTGGTGCCAACCAGCAGTCACGATTCCGCAGCGGCCCCCAGTCCGCCTTGCCGTGGCTCTTGGCACCGTTCGACCACGTCACCACCACCCAGTCCGGCAGCAGCTCACGGGCAGCGTCCGCGGTCTTCTCGCCCTCGACTACCAGCACCGGCGCCTCGGGCCGTTCCGCGAGGTCTGGGAGCCCGTACAGCGGCCGTGGGGTGGGCCAATCGCAGCTGAACCCATCACGGCGCTTGTTCGGACGGTGCCAGCCGCCATCAAGCCACACCACATGCGGGTATGCCCTGGCGCCGTTGCTCAGCTCGAGCCGCAGAACCCAGAACAGCTGCTCACCGTTGGCGTCCCGGTAGCACCAGCGGGCCGTCGCGCCACGATCCAAGGGCGGGGGTGCTGCATCGGCTGGTGGGCGCTCCGGTTGCCGCCATGGCGTCTCTGGGGCCTTGCGGGGGGCGTCCGGGGTGTCGGGAGTGTCAAGGTACCGGCCGACGTGCCGGAGCGCTTCCCGGGGCGTCCAGCCGCGCTTCCGGGCCAGCAGCTCAAGCCCTGACCCGCCGCCGCCGCGTTGGTCCTTCCCCCCGCATTGGTTGCAGAACCAGCTCCCGGTCCCTCCCTGGTCATCAAACCGGAACCGGTCCGTTCCCTCACACAGCGGGCACGGTCCATGCCGACCGCTCAGGTGCTTCTCCGTCAGGCCGCCAAGATCCGCCAGCACCTGAGGCCAGCGGCCTCGGGCGGCATCAATGATCGCCCCCATCTCAGACCTGTGCGGTCGCTTGGTCCCTGTTCATCGCCTCAAGGATCGCGTCGCGAATGATCGCACTTCGCGTCTGGCGCTTCTGCCGCGCCTTGACTTCCGCCCATTCCAGGAAATCTAAGGGCAGCTTGATGCTCACGTGCTGGTACACAGGCGGTCGTCGGTGGGGTCCCACCGTAGCACTCCGGATCATTGCCGCAACGGCCAGGAGGCCTGCCACACCTGCCTTATTGAGAATGAACCTGAGGTATGGCAGCGCTGCCATGCCTGGCATACCTCTGTCATACCTACCCCATCGCTGAAAAGCCAGTCAGCGACTAGCGGCGTCAGACCTGCCATACCTACCATACCTATTTCCTAATCGGTGTTAAGGGGGGGGGTAAGGGTGTCAGGACACGCATATAGGGGCGTGTAGGGGAATATAGGGGGAGGTATGGCTAGGTGTGGCAGGTATGGCAGACCGGGGGGTGTTTCTCAATAACAGTTGGCTACGCTGGGTGGGTTCACCAGACCACCCGATGGCCCTCTTTCGCCTTCTTTGTGACCACGCCGGCTACCGCGTCACGCAGCTGCCGATGACCGTCCCGGCCTTCGTGGTCGAGCACCGCCGCGATGGTGGCCGCTGCACCTTGGAGACCCTTGCCGTCTGGGAGCCGTCCAAGGGCCGTTGGAACCCACGCGCGATGGATCCGGCGAAGGCTGACCTGCCGCCCCTTGTCCTGGCTTCCCTGCAGGCCGCTGTAGGCTGCGCTTAACGATTGCCGCCGATGGGACAGATCGTGCCTGCTGATCTGCGTGATGATCACATCAGCGAGATGGCAGACATGATCTGCCAGGGCTTCAGCGGGCGAGCATGCGTGAGGCATGCGTGCCAGGAGTGGGGTTACAGCCAGACGCTGGCGGGGTCGATGCTGCAGGCGGCACGATTGCAGATCTGCAACGACTGGGACATCCCACGACCGACGTATGCCGCGATTCAGCTCGCGCAGCTGGAGACGTTGCAGATGCAGGCGCGACGGGATGGCAACCTGATGGCGGCGCTGGGTTGCATCGACAAGGCCAGCGGGATTGCACGGACGAAGGCCTAGACTGGTGGGGCACCGAACCACCACCGTGGCGACTTTCGTTGAGCTGCTCGACACCATCATCGTCGATGAGCAGGAGGCCACCGTTGCTGAGATGATCGCTGCCCTCGCGGTCGCTCAGCACGCCTTGATCGTTGGCGCCTACGAGGATGACGACGATGAGGACGAGGACGAGGTCTGCGACGACGACGACGACGATGAGGACGAATCACCCGCCTGTGGCCTCACGGCTGCCTGATGGGGCTGCTCGACTGTCAAGATCCGGGCAGTCTCCTCGCATTTGATGAGGAGGCTGCCTTTTTCGATGCTGATGCCACCCTCGCGGCGATCATCGACGATCTGCACCCACGACAGCGGGACTTCGTTCAGGATTCGCAGGTCGAGATCCTTGGGTGTTCCGCTGGTTATGGCGCCGGCAAGACCCATGCGCTATGTGCCAAGGCGGTTGCCATGGCGATGATCAATCCTGGCTTTCAAGGCGCCGTCCTGGAGCCCACAGGGCCGCTGATCCGCGACATCTGGTTGCCGGAGTTTGACAGCTTCCTGGAGTCCTACGGCATCCCCTACACCTTCCGGTCGTCACCTCTGCCGGAATACGTCCTGATGTTGCCGGGCGGGGCCACGAAGATTCTGTGCCGGTCGTTTGAGAACTGGACCCGGATCATTGGCCTAAACCTCGCGTGGGTGCTGGCCGATGAGATCGACACCGTCGCCCCCTCGATTGCAGCGCGGGCATTCCCCAAGATCCTCGGCCGCCTGAGGGCCGGTAACGTCCGGCAGTTCGCGGCAGCCTCGACACCGGAGGGCTTCCGGTGGATGTGGAAGACGTTTGCCTCAGATGAGGCAGACGGCCGGGCGGATCGTCGTCTGGTGCGGATGCGCACGACCGACAATCCACACCTGCCGCCGGACTTCATCGAGCGTCTCCAGGCCAACTACGATCCGAACCTGCTGCGGGCCTACCTCGACGGTGAGTTTGTAAATTTGACAGCGGGGATGGTCTACGACCGGTTCCGGCGGGATCTGCACGTCGTCGCATTCGACGAGCCGGACCTGGACGATGAAGCCCTGCTGATGGGTTGTGACTTCAACGTCGGCAACTGCAACGCCGTGCTGGCAGTCGAACGTAAGGGGCAGCTGTGGGTCTGGGATGAGATCGCCGGTGCCCACGACACCGATGCCATGGGGCAGGAGATCCGCAGCCGCTACCCACGGGCGCAAATCCTCGGCCATCCTGACGCCTCGGGTGCGAACCGTTCGACCAATTCCAGCCGGTCGGATGTGGCGATCCTGCAGAGCTACGGGATCAGCAACCAGTCACCTGCGGCGAACCCACCGATCCGGGACCGCGTCGCGGCCGTGCAGGCACTGCTAGAGAACGGCCACGGCCAGACCCGCCTCTGGATTCATCCGAGGTGCCGAAAGACGATCGAGAGCCTGGAGCTGCAGGCATACGACGACAAGGGGGTGCCGGACAAGGAGACCGGCCACGACCATATGGCCGATGCGCTGGGCTATGTGGTGCACCGCCGGTATGCCGTGGAGCGCGGCAGTGCGGGGCGTGTGGTGCGAGGAATGCGAAGGGTGTACTAGGTGGGCTGGGGTGGGTCTGCGGTGCTATGGTGCTGAGGCGTTCACCAATGACACTATGGCCGAATGGATCACCGACCGCCTGCCGACGGCGGCGGATGCTGA